GCCAGCGGGCTTAAAATCCGCTGCTCTGTGAAGGGCTTCCGGGTTCGAGTCCCGGCATCGGCACTGGGGAAAGTAGGCTTTACGTGGGGGAATGGGCTGGCGCTGGGCGGGTTTGAGGGAGTGGATGGAGGGCGAATTGAGGCGTAAATGGGATGTATATAAACGTATATAGGCTTGACGGAGTGTGACGTTGGGTGTTACAAAGTGTGACATGAGCGACCGCAACGACTCTTCCCCTGCCCTTTCCTCTGCCGTGTCTTCGGGTTCTTTGGTGCCTTCGGGTGCTGCACAGGGCGTGAAGGCGTCTCGGCCGGCTTCGCTGAAGCGACGCATTGCGGGGGTGAAGGTGCGGTTTTATAAGCGCACGGTGGCATCGAATCTGAGCATGGATTTTGAGCTGGAGGGTGAGCGGTTTCAGGAGTCCACCGGGTGGCCGCACATCGCGGATGCGGAGCGGGTGGCGCTGCGGCGGATTGAGGAGATCAAGGCGGCGCGTTTTGCGCTGGGGGCCGGTGCGCTGGTGCGTGGCTCGATGGCGACGGTGGGGGATGTTTGCGAGGCGGTGACGGGCGGGGATAAGGTGATGGAGGATCGGACGCGGGCGCGGTATCTGGAAGCGTTGAAGCGGCTGGCGCGGGTGGTGGATGAGGCGCGGCCGGATGCGGTGGCGCTGGATGCGGTGCTGAATCGCGGGCTGCTGGAGCGGTTTGTGAGTGTGGGACAAGGCCGCGATGGCCGAGGCGTGAATTGGCATGATGCGCTGCCGGGGAATGTGGGCCTAAATTCGACGCTGCGGAATGCGGCGAGTGTGTTTCAGGAGCGGATTGTGGAGCGGCACCTGAAGGGGTTGCGGCTGCCTCCGCTGGATGCGCTGCGGAAGTTTCCGGCGCTGCCGACGCCGCCGACGCATTTTGTGCCGTGGCCGACGGAGAATCTGGCGGCGATGGATGCGGCGGCGCTGGTGCTGAAGGTGGAAGAGCCGGAGCTTTACCTGTGCCACATCATGCTGCGTCGCCTCGGGCTGCGGGATGCGGAGCTGCTGACGGCGCGGGCGAGCTGGGTGCAGTGGAATGAGGCGGAGGGGAAGGCGTGGCTGGATGTGCGGCCTCGGGCTGCGGAGGGTGGCGAGCCGGGTTTCAGGCTGTTGAAGGGTGGCAGGCCGCGGCGTTTGGCGCTGGATGCGGAGATCCAGGGGCTGCTGAAGGGGCGCGCGGGGTTTTTGATCGGTGACGGCTGGACGGATTCACGCCGCTATGATTTCATTTATCGGGATCATTGCGAGTGGCTGCGGCCGTTTGTGCCGGCGGGGCGCTCGAAGGTGAACCATGAGCTGCGGAAGCTGAGCGCGAGTCGCGTTTATACGGCGCACGGCATCGCGGCGGCGGCGTATTTCCTGGGGGATTCGGTGGCGACGACGGAGGGCTATTATGCGACCTGGACGGGCGAGGCTCCGGTGGTGGAGTGGTGAGCGGAACAAATGTCGAAATCAGAATGAGGAAACCAAAATGAGGAATGAGGAAGCGCCGAGGCGGTATTTCTGGTTTTGCCGGTGCTATCCAGAAATGTGTTCTGGATAATCTTTGTTCGCCTGATAGGGATTTCGTCCGAACAGGCAGTCAGCAGCGACAACGGAGTTGCCATTCATCGAGGTCCACATGCCTTCTTTGGCAAGTATCTCGATGATGGGCCTACCGATGCAGATCGGGATTCTGGCGGCGTCTCGTTCGCGTTCCAGTTTTCTGGCATGGATACTCAGCGACAGATAATGTTCTGACCATTCGGTGGCATCCTTTGGCATGTGATCCACTAGAGCGGCATCAGTCTCAGGCGTCTCCGAAACAGAAGAACAAGCCTGCTGGAGACAACCCCCTTGGGCGTCTTGATCTTCGATAGCGTCTAGCTCCGGCGTGGGTGCATTGGTATTCGTTGTCATTTTGTGGTTAGGTCAGGGGTTGTCTCATCAGGGTCGTTCTGCGGATACATGAAACTCGGGTAGGCCGTTCCTATCAAATCTTCCACCCGACAATGCCACTCATCGAGTTCGTGAGATTTTGCCCATGCCTCCATGATCGGCTCAACCAGCACGAGGATTTCCAGCATAGCCTTTTCTCGGCACGCGCAGGCGTGGTGGTGAGTTGCGCCAACTGCCGAACAAGGCGAGGCAGCGCAACCCTCAGGAGCGGGCAAGTTTGTTTTTGGATCAGGCATCTGGGGCGCTCCTTTCGGGTTGCTGCTCTTTTGCGTTGAGGTCACAAAACATCTGGCATTGGCAGTCGGGGCATTGGCAAAGCGTCGAGTCATATTCGCGATTGCATTGGAGGCAGCGGCGCCGGAGTCCATGCTGTGGGAGCAGTGGCATGCCAAACATGAGCCGGAACCGATTTCCTGCATGCAGCTTTGAGAGTGCGCGGTGATTGGCCGCGCGCTGTTTCGGCGTGGGAATTGGAACAAGATCGCCGCATGGGGGCTGATCGTTGGCGTGCATGGAATTAGGCATTTGATGGGACGGTGGAGAGGATCTCGGCCTCGATGACCGTGCTGCTTTGCTGTTCGAGGGCGGCGGCTTTGGCGGCGGCGGCTTTGGCGCGGGCCTCTGCTAAGCGATCCTGGGCGCTGATCGTGACGACGGCTTTGATTTCGGTGGGCATGCCGTTGAGGGAGCGCTCGATGTCGTGGGCGAGTTTGCTGCTCATGGAGACGGCCATGAGGTCGGACTTTTTGGCGTCGGGGATGAGCTCGGCCATTTTGCTGGTGCCCTGAAGGCGGGCGATGGCGGCGTTTTTGGCGGCGAGGTCGGCAAGCTGCTCGATGCTGAACTCGCTGCGCATGAGGGCGGCAATGGTTTGGCGGGATTTGTCGATTTCGAGGGTTTTGAGTTCGCGCTGGAGATCGGAGATGGAGGTGATGCCGTGCTGGGTGATCATCTCAATGCAGACGGCGTAGGAGTCGGGGTCGCTGGACTTCCAGTTTTTGGCGGTGTGTTCGCGCCAGGCGTCGATGGGACGCGGGGGGAGATCGGCGAGGGGGAGAGCGGGGGTGTCCATGGGGAGACTGGGAGACTGGGAGACTGGGAGACTGGGAGACTGGGAGACTGGGAGACTGGGAGACTGGGAGACTAGGCGGCGCGATGCAGTGCGGCGAAGGGGATGACTTTGTTGACTGCATTGACGTTGTTGACGGGGTAAGAATTAGGCGGCGCGTTGATGAGGGGTGAAGGGCACGACGTTGGAGGCTGGCTGTGGCAGAGAGTCGAGGGGACTGCGGATTTCGCTGGCGAATTGGCGGATGCAGTGGGTGTAGAGCTCGGTGGTTTCGAGATGAGCATGGCCTAGCAGTTCTTTGAGCTTGTGGATGCTGCCGCCGTTTTCGAGGTAGGCGGTGGCGAAGCTGTGGCGGAGGGTGTGGACGGTGATGCGTTTGCCGATGCGGGCGCGCTGGGCGGCTTTTTTGAGGGCTTTGGCGAGGGTGTCTTCGTGGAGGTGATGACGGCGAATGATGCCGGTTTCGGGGTCGCGTGAGGGCTGGCGGCCGGGGAAGAGGAATTGCCAGGGCCAGTCTTCGCCATAGCGGGGGTATTTGCGGGCGATGGAGTCTGGCAACCAGACGCCGGGGAGGTTTTGGCGGCGATCGGCTTGCCAGAGGGCTTCAAGACGCTGGAAACGGGCTTGAAGGACGGGGATGAGGCTGGCGGGTAGGCAGGTGGTGCGGTCTTTGTCGCCTTTGCCGCCGCGGACGGTAATGAGGCGGGCGCTGAGGTCGATGTCGCGGATGCGGAGGCGGAGGCCTTCGTTGAGGCGGAGGCCGCTGCCGAACATGATCTGGGCGATGAGAAGGCAGGGACCTTCGAGATGATGGGCGAGGGCTTGGAATTCGCTGCTGGAGAGCCAGACGGGGAGGCGCTGTTTTTGGGGTGGTTTGACCCATTCGGGCATTTGACCCAAGGGGGTGCCGAGGCCGTGCTTGTAGGCGAAGACGAGGGCGTTGAGGGCCTGCTGCTGGGTTTTGGGTGAGCAGCCGCCGGGGCGTGTGGCGAGATGGGCGAGGTAGCGGCTGACTTTGGTTTCTGAGTCGGCTGCATGAAGGCCGGGCTGACTGAGGAGCCACAGGGCGTAACGTCGTGCCCAGCCTGCGTAGCATTGCCACGTTTTGCGGGCTTTGTGGTCGCGTTTGGCGGCACAGATGACTTGCTCGATGAATTCGGAGGTTGTCATGATAACTCAGAATGGAGGTGGGGTTAATTCAACTGTTAGGCAGAAGGCACCGTATGCGGTCCATATTTACGAAGCCGGGTGAGCGTTCGCTCCATGTTCTCAACGTCGCGCTCCAGTTGCTCGGCCCACATCTTGTTTTTGCGGGTCGTTCGTCCGAGCGCAACGTCGTGGTCCCCGAGCAAAGAGCGTGTGTGCTCAAGGCCAGCGTCGAGCGCGTGAATCGCGGCGTATATGTCATCCTTCTGAACCGTCCAGAGTTCGGGTTGGTATTCGGTAATCATAAAATTAAAAACTGAGCCTAACAAGGCGATGGAGACAAGCCGAGTGCTTGCCACGTTTTCATTCGCGGGAGGTTTTTGGTTCGTGGGAATCATTGGTTCGGCTGTCTCACCTTGTCGTTCAGGGCACTCACGTTAGTCTTTCGGACTTCGTGAGCGCCCGTCACAGGTGGCGTTACATTTTCAGTCCGTCAGCCGTCGGCTCGATCACGAGCGATGTCGGGTCTTTGCTGTGCGGGTATGGATTCGGCGTGTTCTGCGCCTTGAGGTCCATGCCGAGCCACATGATTGCTTCCTCGATCTTGGTCACGGCGAGGCTGCGTTCACGCGATGAGCGCACGGGATGGTCTGGCGCACGTTCTCCGGTGTAGCCTTTGTCACTGCCTTGTTTGAGGCGTTGGAGGCATTCATCGAGGTCTTTGCGCCATTGCTTCGTCTGGAAGACAAAGGCTTCTTGCTGGTCTGGGTTTGGTGTCGTGGTTTCCATGTTATCGTTGTCGTTTGGTTTCTACTTCGGCAGTCTGGGGTGCCGTGCCCTGAACCATGCGCTGGTGGCAACGGCTCGAAATTTATCTGTCACGGTTGCGGGGCCTCAGTGCTCGCCGTCGCCACAGCTTCGGCGTTCTGCTCACCGACTAGCGCGACGCACTTCGAGTGCAGCAAGGTGCCTCCAAAGCCCGCTGCCATGATTGGCACGTTTTTCACCACTGAGCGCAAGACAGATTCGCATTCGTGCAAGCGGCGAGTCATTGCGTCCGGTGGCACATAAAAGTTGTGGCTGCATCCGCCGCAGCACACATCAGCAGCGTGACCGTCGTAAAGCCAGAGTTTGCCGCAGTTTGGACATTCAACGAACTGCTTGACCACGAAAGCGGAACCAGCGGATGCAGGCAACCCAGTGGGTCGGTTTGTCGGAGTTTGAGAGTCGGTTTCTTCGGTCATGTATTTGAGGCTGGTGAGTGTCTTTCGTGGTTATGCCCCAGGGTTGCCTGATCCTGGTCGTTCACTTTTCGCCGAGGATGAGGTTGACGGTCTTGATGAACCATTTGGCGAGGGAGTTGTCGGCCTGGATGGCGGATTGGAGGCGGTGCCAGGCTTCTAAAACTGCGGCGGGGCTGGTGTCGATGTGGCCGGTGGTGTGGGCGGTGACGGCTTCGCGGAGGGTGCCGGGATCGGACTCGGCGATGGCGGCGATGGTGATCTCGAGGCGCGGGAGGTAGTCGGGCGGGCAGTCGTCGCGCAAATAGGCGATGAGCCAGCGGCGGGCGGTTTCGTCATCGACGGCGCGGAGGAGCTGGCCAAAGCGCTCGGGGCGCGGATGCTGGTCGCGGCGGATGCTGTCGATGGTGCCGCGTTTGAGGCCGGCGGTGTTTTCGAGGCTGAGGATGGTGCGCGTGGGGTTGCGCTGAAGGTAGTCTTCGAGTTGGACGGATAGATGGCTCATGCGTCCAGCTTGGTGCATTAAATCGTTGTTTTCAACAATTTTTTGATGCGGGAGGGTGTGCGGGCTTTTGAGTTTGGGCGCGGGGCTTTTTAGCTCCGGTGTGTGTGTGTGGAGGGGTTTGAGGCCGTGGATCCTCGGTGCTTTGGCTGGGGGCTGCGGCGGGGCTGGGAACGGCTAAAATGGCGGCCTGGAGGGCGTCGGCGAGGCTGAGGCGGTGGGCCTGGGCGTAGGCGAGGAGGTGGGCGTGGGCGGTGGCGCTGACGCGCGGGAGCGTGGTGCGGCGGGGCTGCTGGAGGGCGGGACGGCCGCGGCTGCGCTTGCGGGCGGTGGTTTTGGTGTTAGGCTGGGGGATCATGGCGTTGGTGAATGCTGGCGCTGTTTGTGATGAGCCCCCGGCGATTTGCGGTCGCCGGGGGCTTTGTGCGTTTGGGTGACGTTGTTGACCTGGTTGACGGGTTAGGCGGCTTCGGTTTCGGTTTCGGTGGCCAACAGGCTGATGGTGTCGCCTTCGTGGAGCTGGCACTCGCCTTCCAAGATGACCCAGCCGCCGCGCAGGTTGCCGCCTGTTGAGCGGCCGATGCCTGTGCAGCGTTGGCCGAGTTGGCCGAGGTCGAAATCTTCGACAGTGTGGTCGTCTGGGCCGGACCATTCCAGGTGGGCGGTTTTGATGCCGTGGTTGTCTTCAATGCGGGTGATGGTGGCGGTGGTCATGGCGGTGTTTGTGAGGTGGTGGTTGCGTTTGCGGTGCAGTGCTCGGGATGAGCATGTGGGAGCTTAATGCGTGATTTGTTGCGTGCAATAATTATTTGTTGAAATGTTTAACGGTGACGGACGGTGACGTTGTTGACCTGGTTGACGTTGTTGACGGGTTAAAGATCCCAATGAATGCCGCGCGTGCCGTAGTAGGAGGTCGCAGCGGCTTCGCCTTCTTTGTGGGCTGTGGCGTTTCCGCACGGGGTGCAGACGCCATAACCGGTGTCTCTGTTCCACCATTGGCGGCCTTTGGTGCGCTGACCGCAGCAACAACAACTGAGGTTGCGCGCTGGGCGAACGGGGGCCGCGCTTTGACGGCGGAAGATGGTCGCGAGATCGGGCAGGAGGTAATCGCCGCTAGGCTGTAAGCGCGGGCGGTGGGCAAGGCCGCGACTGCGGGCGGCGCGCAGAAGATAAGCAACGCGGGCACGCGGCACATCGTGTGCGCGCTGCTCGCTGTAATAAACGAGGCTGAATGCGGCTTTGATGCGGACGGGCTGGGCAGGTGTTTGGGGAATGGACATGGGATGATGAGCGGTAAAAGTTTGCCCGCGTGTGGGATGCGCGGCCCCCGTGTGGGGTTTAGGCTTTGAGTTTCTTCATCTCTTCGGCCAAGGCCCAGAGGGCGCGGTTGACGGTGGTGTTTTGGTCGATGCCGCCGATCTCGCGTGTCTGGCGGCGTGCCACACGGCGGCCTTTGTCGTCGCGCTGGACGTAGCGGAGGCCGCCGCGAATGAGGCTTTCTTGCACGGTGTTCAGCGTGTTCCAAATGGTCGGCGCGGCGTCTTCATGGCGGCGAAGGGTAAGCACCTGGTCTGGAGTGACAGGAGCGGCTTTGTCTTCGTAGCGTGCGACGAGTGCGGCGGTGGCAAAGGCGCGTTGCTCGCCTGCGGTGAGCTGCATGCTGGCCATGCTGCGGACGCTTTCATTGACTTCGGGGAGCTTTTCCATGAGGGACACGCATCCGTCGATCACCTGGCCGGTGACATCGCCCTTGTGAGGGACGCGGATGTCTTCGATCATGTTTTGTGCGACGACGAGGCCGTTGCCGCAGACGAGGCGGAAGATGCCTGCCATGAGGCGATAAGAGCTGGTGCCGTCGTGCGAATTGAGCAGGACGATCTCGTTGTGATTGCCGCCGACTTCGAGTTTTTGGCTGTCGTGGCGGAGGCGAATCAGATGCTTGGTGAAGCCGCGCTTTTCTTCGTCGCGAGAGCCGCCTTGCATGACGGCGTAAGGGCGGAAGCCTTCGCGCATGAGGCTGGTGAGGACTTCGCTGGTGGGGATGTAGCTATAAACGGCGGAGCGGCTGCTGTGGGCCTGCTCGGCGAAGATGCTGGGGGCGATGCTGCGGAGCTGGTCGAGATCCAAAGGCTGGCGGGAGGTGTAATTGACCGCGCCGTTGCTGCGGGTGTGGGTGCGAGCGAAACGGGAGATGTGGGAGGAGTAGGAGCCGAGGATGTTCATGATGATGCTGTTTGTGATGTGGTTTGAAGTTCGCGTTTGCGGCGCGGTGCTCGGTGATGAGCACGTGGGGAGATTAATGCGGGAATTGTTGCGTGCAAGTATTAATTGCAGGAAAATGTTGTTTGCGTCTTTTTGGTTGACTATGGGGTAACCTGTGTAATTCTTCGGCGTATCCGTTTTCTCAACGCTATGCCGAACGACGACACTCCGCCCCCGACGCCGCCCGATTTGATCGTGCTGGAAGCCCTCAAGGAGACCTGCGAGCAGGTGCGCCGCCACAATAGCAATCCGGAGGTGGCGAAGGCTGCGCTCCAATGGGAGACGCGCTTTGCCGCGAGCATGAAGAAGCACGAAACGGGAGGCGCTGGCCGCGAGGTGGCGACGACGGCGTGATTTCGGATCTGCAACAACGCATTTCCGCCGCTCTGCGCAAGGGCAAGCGGCAGGTCGAGGCCACGGGCGCGGGAGCGCTGGGGAGTGCTTCCCGCGCCCCGGTGGCCCGGGCTTACGAGGTCCGGGAGTCGTGCGGTAATGTGCGGCGCTCTTTTTTGCTGTGGCATCCCCTTAAACAAGGAGGTCGGCCATGATCGCGGCGGCTTTTTTTGTGCTGACTCTCCTGGTGATCTGGCTGGGCGCAGCGGCGGTGGCGGCTCTGGCGCTGCCTGAGCGCGATTGGCGCGCGGAGGATTTCGAGCTTCGCGAATACGCGCAGTGGAAGCGGGAACGTGAGGGCCGCGGCGATGCCGACGGCAAGTGATCGGGCGCGCCTTTTCTTTTTTTTGACTCTTACCATGTCGAAGCGGGCTTTCTCCACTCCTACGGCTGCGGCGGTGCTCCAGAACGGGCGCTGGTCGGCCGCTGAGGTGGCGACGCTGCTCGATGTGCCGGTGTCGCTGGTGGAGCGCTGGGCGCAGACCGGCCTGGTGCCGGGGTGCTCAGTGGTGGCAGGCCGCTGGATGCTGCCAGGGCGCTCTCTTTTTCTTTTTTTGGGCCGACGCATTGAGCCACACTATTCTGTCGAGACAGTGGCGACGCTGTTGGATCGGCCGGTGAAGACGGTGCGCGGATGGTTGCGGCTGGGTCGGCTGTCGAGCGTGAAGCTCGGGCTGGCGCGGTCATCGGCTTGCCTGGTGCCGGAAAGCGCGGTGATCAGACTGCTGCGCGGGGAAGGAGGTGCGGCATGACTGCGTCACAAAATGTGGTGCAATCCGGCGCGCTCAATGTGTGTGTGGCTGAGGCTGCGCTGGCCGGTCCGGATGCCGGGATGGATTGTGTGGCGGGGGAAGTTTCGGCAATGGGCGCGGCGGTCGCGACGGTGGCCGCTGGGCCGGATCGGGTGCCTGGCGCGGCTGCTGTGACGGCGTCAGCGGATGCGGAATCCGCTGTGCGTTTCGGTTTTACCTGCGTAAATGCGGCCTTGACTGCGCCATGTCACACTTCTTGCCACACTTCGACCGGGCAGAAGGCCGACCTGGGCGGCGCGGTCTCGGTGGTTTTGAACGAGGGGGGGCGGGGGTCGGTCGCGACGACGGCCGGCGTCCCTATAATCGGATTCGAGGTCACAGAAAATTTTGTCAATGTCCATGCCGCCGCGTTCACCGATGCAGGCCAGTTGCTGGCGCGCGAGATCCGCACCGGAGCCATCGTGCTGGTGCAGGTAGCGGCTGGGCTGGATTGCTCGACGCTTGCGCTTCCGGCTGTTTTGGCCTGCCGCAAAAAAAAGGGCGGCGCGCTGGTGTTTGAAGGACCGGTGCCGGAGTGGAAATGCCCGCAGTGCTGGCTTGCCCAGCCGCGCGATTGCATGGAGCAGCCTTGTGGCTGGCAGGACAAACCCAAAAAAAAGGGGGGCGCGGCATGAGCACGGCCACCGTCAGCCTTTGGGACACCGCACCGGCCACCGCGGCCGTGCGTGAGCGTCCCGTGCACGAGCTGCTGCACCAGCGCTCCAAGCTGGACGAATGGAGCGAGCAGATCCGCGTCATCCGCGATTTGCTGCCCGATCCCGATGTGAGCCCAACCGAGCGCTTGGCGCTCAGCATGGAGCTCGCCGTCGCCAAATGCGGCGCGCTGGCTTGTGCCAACGCCATAACCGCCTGCGAGGAGCGCATGCGCCAGCAGCACGCCCGCATGCAGCGCACCCATGGTCATTTGCTTTGAATTTTCCCCATGAACGACAACGACTCCCCAACTGACTCCTCACCGCCTGAGTTCACCATTCAGGTGCTCCGGCACAAACCGAATGCGCAGACCCGCGTGCTTGAGCCTTGGCCCATGGCCACGATCAACATCACGCAGGCAGGCACCGTCTGCTTCTCTGGCGATGCCAGCAAAAGCTACGGCCCCATGCAGCAAGCCTTTGAGGCCACCGTCACCGCCTTTGCCCAGGCCGCGGCCAAGATCATCGAGCGGCAAATCATTGTCAAAGCCGACAAAACTCTATGAGCTATGAAACTCACCGCCTGGGTGCGCGAATCCGCCGCCAATCTCCGCGTCAAGCCGACCACGCTCTGGCGCACCCTGTATCGGCAACGGCTCCCGTGGCCGGCCATGATCAAAAAAAACCGGCGCGTGTTCGACGTGCTGGATCCGCCGCTGTTCCCGTCGTGCGTGCCATCTGGCGTGATGCCACGGGCACGCGCGTCCGCCTCACCTACGTCACCCGCGGCACCGTCGATTACCAAAACCTCGACACCGGCGGCCATGGCGTCATGAGCCGCGCTTGGCTCGAGAAACACTTCACTCCCCTGCCCTGATGCACAAGTATTGGAGACACATCGGCGATTACGCCAAGGACACTCGGCACCTCTCCATCCTGGAGCACGGCGCTTTCACCCTCATGCTCGACTGGTGCTATGCCTCCGAAAAGCCGCTGCCCGAGGATGAAAAGGTGCTTTTCCGGCTTTGTGGAGCCTTCGACAAGGCCGAACAGAAGGCCGTGTTGGCTGTTCGCGATGAATTTTTCACCCGCGAGCAGTCCGGCTGGACACAGAAACGCGTGCTGGAAGAGATCGCTGATTTCCGCGACAAGCAGGCCAAAGCCAAGAAGGCAGCAGACGAAAGTTGGAAGAGCAGGCGCAATGCGGACGCAATGCAGACGCATAGCGAACGCATCCAAAATGCAGAGTCGAATGCAATGCCTCGCGCGCACGTTCCAACAACCAACAACCAACAACCAGCAACCAATCTACTCTTGCTCGCACCTCACGGTGCTGAGCCGACGGCCGATGATCCCGAAGGCTCCGCCGCAGCCACCCCAGAAGGTTCTGGCGAAAAAAAGAAAAGGGGGGCGGCGGTGGAAGACTTGGCCTGGGCACCGGACACGGGTTGGACGGGCTTCACGGACACGCTCATGGACGAGCTGGCTGGCGCTTACCCGGCCTGCGACATCCGGCGGCAGATGCTTGCCATGGAGCAGTGGTTGAAGGCGAACAAGGCCAAGGCTCGCAAGAGCAACTGGCGCAAGTTCGTCACCAACTGGCTCGCCAAGGAGCAGGATCGCGGTGGTGATCTGCGCGGCAAGACACCCTTCCAAGCCTTCTCGGATAGCTTTGGCGCGAAAAAAGAAGCGCCGCCGCTCACGGTGGAGCTTCCGCCGGACGGCTACGAGCAGGCCATGACCGCTCTTTGGGGCGATGGCTGGGAGGGCACCGTGCCCGGCTGGCCGCAAATGGTCGCCAGTGACAAAGCACAGGTCCGCCGCTGGCTCGCTCAGCATGGGAAGGAGGCGGCGTGAATGAGCTGGCTCTTTTCGCGGGCGCTGGTGGTGGCATTCTCGGAGGGAAGCTCCTGGGATGGCGCTGCGTGTGCGCTGTGGAGTGGGATGCCTATGCCGCAAGCGTGCTTGTGGCACGGCAAAACGATGGATGCCTGGAGCCGTTTCCCATCTGGGATGACGTGCGCACCTTTGACGGAGGTGCATGGCGAGGCCGTGTTGACGTGGTTTCTGGCGGGTTTCCCTGCCAGGACATTTCCTGCGCTGGCAAAGGAGCGGGCATCGATGGGGAGCGAAGTGGGATGTGGGTGGAGATGGCCCGGATCATCGGTGAGGTGGGACCGCGATACGTGCTCGTGGAGAACTCGCCAATGCTCACTGTTCGGGGGCTTGGAACAGTTCTCGGGAACTTGGCCTCGCTGGGGTATGATGCGATCTGGGGAGTGCTGGGAGCTGATGATGCCGGAGCTCCACACCGACGGAAACGAATCTGGATCATGGGATGGCGAAGAGACGTGGCAGACGCCGACGGCGCAGGATGCGAATGGTCGCACGCACCACAATCAACGCGATGGCTCCAAGCGTGCGAGCCTGCTGGGGCAGGTGGCGATGTGGCCAACGGTGCGCAGCAGCGACGGAGAGAGAGGTGGACGCGGCGATTTGATCCAAGCGGTGCGGGGCAATCCAAACAGGCATTACAAACTCTGGCAGACGCCAGTGGCGGACGATGCGGTGGACCGCAAAACAGGGAAGTGGAACTCGCGAGGCGAGGCCAAGTTGTCTGCTCAAGTCAAGATGCTACCAACGCCAACGGTGCAGGATGCGAGCAACAACGGCGGTCCTGCTCAGATGGAGCGGAATGCACTGCCGCTAAATGCGGTGGCTGGTGGTGCGCTGAACCCGACGTGGGTCGAGTGGCTGATGGGGTGGCCGCTCGGGTGGACCGATTGCGGTGCCTCGGCAACGGACAAGTTCCGGCAGTGGTGCGGCTCGCATGGCAAACCTTTAACCAAATCAACGCATGAGTGATCAACCTGCCAAAGACCGCGCCGTGACCACCGAGGAGCGGCTGGCCAAAATCAACCGCGCCCTTCCCTTCTCCGATGAGGCAGAGAAAGGGCTGCTGTCCTGCCTCATGCAAGATCCCGAACGCATCGCCGAAGTGCGCGCCAAGCTGCCGGCCGAGGCGTTTTACCACGCGGGCAACCGCACCTTGTTCGAGGTCATGCTGGAGATGCTGGATAAAAACCTGCCGGTGGAACCGGTGTCTCTGACACACCGGCTGCGTGATCAGGAAAAGCTCGAGCGAGTGGGCGGCGCTGCGCACGTAAGCGAGCTTTACGATTTCACACCGATCGCCGCGCATTATCCGCATTACGTGCACATCATGCGTGAGAAATGGGCGCTGCGGCAGACCATTCACGCCTGCGCCGAAAGCATTGACGAGTGCTTGCATCACGGCACGGAAACGAATGACGAAGACATTACGGCCGTGGTCGGTCGCGCGGAGAGCCGCGTGTTTGAATGCGTGCAGGCGCTGCAAGCCTCCGGCGAGTATTCCACCGGCCCCGTGCATGCGCGGCGCGGCGTGATTGATTGGGTCGAGCGCACGGAGCAGACCATCGCGAATCGTGGCAAGATCATGGGCCTCGAAACCGGCATCTTGGAGCTCGATCAAACCGTGCACGGACTCGATGATGCACAGGGCGAAATTGTCGTCATCGCGGGCCGTCCCGGCCAGGGCAAGACCGCCATGGCGACCACGCTCATCCACAACCTCGCCGTCGAGCGCAACGTGCCCGGGCTCGTGTTCTCCGCCGAAATGAGCAGCGTGCAGCTCTACGACCGCATCATTCTCGGCGGTGCCAGCATCGACACCAGCAAAGCAATCACCGGCATGTTCTCCCGCGCCGACCAAGACGCCATGCAGGGGAAGGTGCGCCAGGTGCAAACCGCGCCGTTGCTCATCTCCGACGGCTCCGCCATCTCCACCGCCGACATCCGCAGCCAAGTGCAAGTAGCCAAACGTCAGCACGGCATCCGCTGGATCGTCGTCGATCACCTGCACCTCATCAAAGCCGTCAGCAAGCGCGGCCTCAAAGACGAGCGCGAGGCACTGGTCGAGGTCATGGAGACGCTGCAATTCGTCAAAAAGTTCTACAAGCTCACCGTGCTGCTTATGGTGCAGCTCAACCGCGAAACCGACCGCAACGCAGGCAAGCCGCCCGTGCTCGCCGATCTGAGCGGCAGCGCCGCGATTGAGTGGTATGCCGATCACGTTTGGATGCTGCATCGCGACCCGTATTTCTTCGGCTGGCACACGCTCAGCGAGGAGAAGAAAAAAGGCTGGGCCGATGCCGTCGAGCCGCGTCGCGAGCGCAACCCGCAATGCTGGAGCAGCGGTGGCAAATACGGCGAGGAAGACGGCGGCTGGCCCCGCGAGGACTACGAGCAGGACGCCAAAATCTACGTCCGCAAGAATCGCCGCGGCCCGACACCCGAGCTCCATATGCGCTTCGAGGACTGGCGCACCTGGTTCAGCAGCCGCATGCCCAAACTCAACAGCACCGACTGGCGCGACTGGCAGTTTGGCAGCTACGCCGTGCCCAAGAAAGAGCCCCGCAGCAAACCCTCCGGCAAATCTAAACGCACCGACGACGGCTGGGACGCCGATTTCAAAGATTGATTCACCCACAACCCACACACCACACCGACACCCACCATGCCCAACAAACTCAACGCCTACATTGACCCCGCCAAGCTGCAAGGAGCGCATCTGATGCAGATCAAAGACCGCGCTGGCACGCCGCAGGAATGCCTTGTCATCGTGCTCAAGGACTCGCGCATCCGTCGCTCCGAGAAATCGGGCAAGCTCGGCCTTTCCATTGACATCGTGCCCAACAAGGACGGCAAAGACGAGTATGGAAACACGCACTGGATCAAAGAAAGCACCACCAAAGCCGAGCGCGAAAGCCCGCAGCCTCCCAATCTGCACTTCCTCGGCAATGCCCGTGAGTTTGAACTTGGTGGCCAGCGCACCGCCCGCCCCGCCGCAGGCTCGCCCGTGACCGGCGGCAGCGAGGCACCCATGGCCGACGGCATGGAGGACGATGACATCCCGTTTTGAACTGTGAAGGGAAATGCACGCCAACCGTCGAAAATCAGGCGACGGCGAGCGCCAAGCCTGATTTGCACGACAGATGATCTTCGAGCCGCGGCCTGCATTTTCTTTGTTCAGCATCAAAGTCCAAACATCAACCTTATCACATTATGACCCCCGAAAACTTTTGTTATTGGCTGCAAGGCTTGTTTGAGGTGCAAAACCCCCGAGCACTGACCGAAGCACAAACCGCCGTGGTGAAGGAACACCTTCAAACGGTATTCAATAAACGCACAAAGAAGACCGTCGAGCGCACTGAATCGCTCCCGGCTCAGTCGCCTCCAACGCGGGGTGGCCGCATATGCTGAACGGTAATTATTCCAACCACCATTCCGCATAATACCCGCAAAACCGGAAACATCCCCATTACCCCATGATCTCACCCGACACCCAGCTTGTCATTGAAGCTCTGCATGCAGGGCAAGAGGCGCATCCGGTGATTGAGCCGTTGGCGCTGGATGAGTTGCTGGTGCTGGGCGAGGAAGGCGCGGCGGAGGCGGTGGCGGCGCGGGCGGATGCGATTCGCGAGATGGCGGAGCAACCGCTGGATCAGGGCTGGGTGCCGCAGGATTGGTGGCTGTTCTTGTTGGAGCTGTGCCGGAAGCGTCTGGAGCATCCAGGGCGCGTTCTGGAGGTGCTGGTGAGCGGAGGGATTCGTGCGGGCAAAACGCATGTGGCGGCCTCGCTGGCGGTGCAGCATTGGAAGCATGCGCAGAAGGCCACGGTGTTCTGCATGAGCCGTCGCGAGGAGGACTCGCAAAACCTTCAGCAGAAGCCCATCGAGTCCTTTCTGCCGCCCGAGGCGCTGGGCGGTGCGGCGGGCAAGATCAAGCAGGACAAGCACCAGAAGGCGAAGTTCAGCGGCGGCAAGTTCACCGACAACCAGTTCAGCCGTTACCTCATCGTCACCGGGGCCAATGGCGAGCGCTACACTGGCGGCGGCATGGTGCAGTTTCGTTTCTTCACGCAGGAACTGGAGAGCTTCCGGGGCTACGCGCTCACGTTTGTGTGGTCCGATGAAGGCATTCCCGTCGATCACGTCAAAGCGCTGAAGGATCGTCTCGCGTCGCGAGCCATCGAAACGCAGCGCGATGAGCATCGGAAGCAAATGCTGGCGCTGCAAAGCTACCTCGTGCCGCTCGCGGATGGCGTGCCCGGTGCCAAACGGCCGCATGGCGAGCTGCTCGGGGCGCTCATGCACGGCGTGCATCTCATCACCTACACGCCCGAGGAAGGCTTTACGCCGACGGTGCGCTACTTCATGCAGGGCGCGGTGAAGCCCGACAAGTTCAAGGTCATTGCCCCCGAGCTGGCGGCGAAGGGCGGCTGCAAAGATCCGCGTGTGCCCAAGATCGCGTATCCGCTGGAGCCGACCCGGTTGGTTTGTTACCTGCACACCGCCGCGAACAAATACGTCAACGTCTATCCCCAGCTCTCCAAGGACTACGCTGGAGCCGATGAGAAGACCGTCCGCATCAAGCTCTACGGCGACGCCGAGGCCGCCAGCCGCAGCGAGTTCGAGGCCGTGTGGAAACCGGAGCAGCACCTGTGCGATTGGAAAGACCTGCCTCGCGATGGCACGCTCTACGAGATCATCGACGGCGCGGAGGCCAAGCCGTTTTTCATCGGCTGGTTCATCGTCGATCCGATGGGGCGGTTCTGGCAGGCGCAGGAATGGCCGTGTGAAAGCATTGCGATCGACGACATGATGCCCGGCCCGTGGGCTGTGATGAGCGAAAAGGACCGCATGAATGGCGACGAAGGCCCGGCGCAAAAGCTGCGTCTCGGCTGGAACTTCGAGCAGTATGCCGAGCTGGTGTGGCAGATGCGGCATCGCCTGCTGGAGAAGATGAAGGAAACCGGCGGCGAGTGGCAGGGCCGCACCGTGCAGCATCCCGTGAAAAGCGGCGATGCCATCCTGTGCGCCGAGCCGTTCGAGACGTATGGCGATCCGCGTTGGAGCCAGTGGAAGAGCGGAGCCACCGGAGCGACCATCCAGCAGGAGTTCTACGACCTGCCCAATGGCTTCACCATCCTCGTGCCCGAAGGTGTGCGCGTGCAGGAAGGGCTCGCCCTCGTGCGCGATGCCTTCGCCACCACCATCCTCATGCAGCCCAAAGCCCGCGTGAACCGCGAATGCACCAACACCATTTTTGGTTTGCAGAATTTCACGATCCCCGACTACGCCGAGCAGACCAAACGCAAAGACGAAGCCTGCAAAGACCCCGTGGACGTGTGGCGCTACTTCTGCCTCGCCGGGCCGGAGCATGTGCCGCCCGCGGGTTTGGAGATCGTCAGGGGCGGGAGTTATTGAGACAATCAAACAAGGAGACAATCAGACTGTGAACGACACACCAACAACACCAACATCCGACTACGGCGAGCCGTGGAAAGTCGGTCGCATTGATCGCCCAATGGAAGACCGTCATGGGCACGATCCACTGATGCTGCACCGCACTGCCGACGCCATGATCGCTTACCGCAATTCCACCTCGACAAAGCCATGACCACCACCCCAAAACCCACCGCTGCCGCCAAAGCGCCAAGCAAGCCCGCGTTGAAAACCTTGATCACCTGGGCGGAGGTGATGGCGCATGCGCGGCGGGCTCGGATTGGCGAGCACACGGCGCGGAAGATCATCTGCCGGCAGGAAAGCCCGGCTAGAATCCTCTTGCCATCCATGGGCAATTACCGCTATGATGAGGCCGTTGTGCTGCGGGAGTTTGGGCTGCTTTGATCCATTCCTGCCCGCACGGCCATGCTCACTTCCGACCTCGAAACCGGCGAAACCTACGTCGTCGCCTCCGATGAAACGCTCGATCCCACTTGGGTGATCGACGAGATGACGCTTTCGCTCACCGATCTGGGGCCGTGGATTCAGGACATGCAGGACCATGAACGCACCGCGCTGGCCGTTTGGGCCGGGCAGTCGCAGGATGGGCGCAAGCATGCCGCAAACTACGGCAAAAAGGTGTTCCCCTTCGAGGGCTCCGCCGATTCCCGCGTGCATCTGGCGGGCGAAGCCATCGACCAGCTCACCATGCTGGAGATGCTGGCGATCGAGAGCGCCAAGGTGCAGGTGATCGCCATGGAGGCCAGCGATGCGGCCGCTTCCAAGAAGGTCGAGACGCTGATGAAATACGAAACGCGGCAACGCCTGCGGGCCGAGCTGTGGCGCGAGCGCAATTTCGCCCGGCAGATCAAGCACACCTGGGGCCATGCCGTGATGCACGTCGGCTGGGAGCAGCGCATGGGCACGGCGCAGGTCACGCTCAGCATTGAGGATCTGGTGCAAGATCACACGCAAACCAAACTCGCCGAGGCTCGTCTGCAAGCTGCCGAGGCGGGCATGCAGCCCATCGACGCCGATGGCGAACTGCTCACGCCTGAGCAGCAGCTCGCCATTGCCGATGCTGCCGAGGCTGAGCTCAACGACTTGCTGCGGGCGGAAGATGTCGCGCCCATCGTTGCGATGATCCGCCGCCGTCACCCGCTGCTCTCGCCCGTGCGGGCGCGGCGTGTGGCGCGTGAATTGCGCACCGAGGACAGCGTGACTTTCACGGCACCCTACCGCAAACCGGGCAAACCCTGCGTCCGCGCCTACCTGCCCGGCATTGATGTGTTTTACCCGCACTGGTGCGGACAGGTGGACCGCGCTCCGTGGGTGGCGCACGTCGAGCAATACACCGAACCTGAGATCAAAGCCAAAGCCAAGACCGACGGCTGGAACGAGGAAGCCATCGACGCCCTGCTGGACATGGGACCGAAGCCCGTTGTCGATACCTCTGCCGTGCTCAATACCACCGCCGCCAGTGTCGAGCGCATCCTGAACGAGCCCGCCCGCGACACCTTCACCGCCCGCTATCGCAACCGCGAGCAGACCTGGTATGAGGTGCTTCGCATCACCGTGCAGACCGTCGATGAGGAAGGCTATCCTGCCGTGCAAGAGCTGATCTTGCATCCGTCATTGGTCGGCAAGGATCGCCGCAAAGCGGACAAGGAACTCGTGTTCGTGAACCGCTTGCTCGATTACTACTTTGACGGCGGCTGCTACGTCGATCTGCGTCGTGAATACAAGGCACGCCCGTTGTTTGAGAGCCGCGGCGTGCCGGAAATGGTTGGCACGCATCAATACCTGCTCAAGAGCACGCGCGATGCCAGCATGGACCGCACGAGCTTTGCCACCATGCCCATCGTCAAGGTCACGGGCCGCCGTGCTGGCAGTGGTGCCCGCTGGGACTACGAGCCCGGCACGAAGCTGCCCGTCGAGTCTGGCGGCGATGCCGACTACATGCGCCCGCCGCCCTTGGATCAAGGCACGATCCTCGATGCCAACGAGATCCGCAAAGACGTGGCCAATCTGCTCGGCCTGCATCACCGCGAGATCGACGTGGCGAAGGTGCAGATGCACCAGCAATGGATCGTCGCCGGAGCCCTCATGGAAGAGCGTGAGATCCTGCGCCGCATCCTTGCGCTCGATCAGCAGTTCATGGACCCGCTCTATGTCAGCCGGGTGCTCGGCAATGGTGCGCAGCCCTTCCAGGTCACCCGCGAAGAGATCGCAGGCAGCTTCGATTTCGTGCTCGAGTTTGACGTGAAGAGCCTCGACATGGAGTATCTTCAAAAGCGCTGGTCCGCTCTCAAAGATGCCTTCAGCATCCCCGGTGTCGCCGGTCAGGTGCCCACGGTGCCCGTCGTGTCGTGGCTGCTCAACAACATCGACCCCGGCCTGGCCGATCTGGTCACCGGCAGCCTCAGCGAGCGCAATGCCGCCGAGGCTGAGGAAGAGAAGGCCGCCATCGCCATGCTGCTCACCGGCGTGGAGCCCACCGTCACCGAGAGCATGGATGCCGCCACCCGTTTGCAGGTGGATCAAGAGCAGATGCAGAAGAACCCCGCCGTGGCCCAAGCCTACGCCGCCGGTGGCATGTTCACCGAGATGCTCAACCGTCGCATGGCCGCCTTCCAGTTTGCCGTGCAGCAGCGCACGGAAAATGCGCAGGTCGGGCGCACCGGTTTCAAACCTGTTGTTGAATAATTGATCTCATGCCACGCCCAGCCAAACGCCCAGCCAAACGCTTGCTCATTGAAACCTGCATGGAGGCCGGTCCTTTGACCGAAGGCCAGATTGCGGATGCACTCGAAGCCACGCATGACACGCGGGAGATGCGGGCCGTGATGAGCTTGCTGGAATGTTTCATCGGCGAAGCGCATGCGGAGATGACCGTGCGCAATCAAGAGCCGCGCATCCGCGATGAGGCCAGCGGCGCGGCGCGATACCTGAAGGACTTGCGAGCAGACATCATCCGCCTCACGGCACGGAAAAAGCTGGAAGCCAAAGCGGAAAACTGAGCCGCACATCACCTCAGATCGCCTCACATTGCGGCAGATCGTGTCAGATTCGGAGCGCGTGAGATTGTCGGCAGGCAGGTGGTGTGATGCAGTGGCGGCGTGCGCAGGGCGCACGTCTTATGTTCATCTCATCTTATGCGGTTCCAAACGCACCGGCTGCCCGCTCGGCAGGTGGTGATGTCGCCTCCGCAGGCGGCACGGGCTCGAACGCACCCGTAGAAGCTGGCGTTCAGGGCGGTCCTGGCGGATCTCCGTTGTCCATTTTTGAGTCTCTTGCCGGCCACACGGTTGCCGAGCAGTTGGCCGCGATGGGTGCAGCGGAAGGAGTCAAGACAGAGCCGGTGAAGGCCAAGGCCAAAAGCCAGCCGACACAAGCCGCCGCAAAACCGAAGTCTCCACCTGTCACCTCGACAGCCGACGATGACGACGACGCGGGAACCGATGACGCCGATGAGTCCAACAACACGGACGGGACCAATCAGGACCGCGATGCGATCCTGCCCGACGATGAGGATGAGTCTGCCGAGGTGACCGCCGAGGACGAATCGGATGCTGACGAATCCAACGACGATGCGGACGACGGGGAAGCAGGCGACAATGACGACGCTCCCGAGGACACGAAGGAAGCCGCCGCCAAGCTCAAGGCACTGGAAAAGGACAATTTCAAGACGCGGGCCAAAAACCGCGAACTGCGCGAGCAGCTTGAGAAAATCCAAGCCCGTGTGCAGGAGCTGGAAAGCCAGGGCACCACAGCAGGCACGCCGCTCTACGGCATGCCGGAAGGATTCGAGGCCGTGAAAACGGAGCAGGATCTGACCCAGCTCGAAGCGCAATGGCAGGCAGCCAAAGAGTGGGCCGAGGATCACGAGCAGGAAGGCTACACCGGCAATGACGCACAAGGCAACGAGGTGGAATACACCCCGCAGCAGGTGCGCCAATACCGCCGCCAGATGGAGAAAGCACTGAAGCAGGCCGACAAAGCCCGCAGCGTGCTGAAGGACCGCCTGGCCAAGGAGTCCGATGCCAAGGCCATCGCCAGCAGGAAGTATCCCTTCGTGCTCGATGCCACCAGCAGCCGCCATGCCCTCGTGAAAGAGATCGAGTCCGAGCATCCCGAGATCAGCCTGAGCCCGCAGCGCGCCCTTCTTCTGGGCCGCCTCGCCGTGGCGAAGCTGCTCGAAAGCGGTGCTTATGAACTCGTGAAGAAAGGCAGCAGCAAACCCGCCGCCGCCAGCGTCGCCAAGAAAGTCGCCCCGCCTGCTCCCCCGCCGCCTGCTCGCCGCCAGGCATCTGCCTCTGACGCCTCCGCACCCTTTGCCAGTCTCGCCATGAGCCTCGCGCAAAACACGGTCGCCAGTCTGAAGCATGCCGCCTGACCTGTGAGACCCGGACCTTTTGCGGAAAACCTGAACCTCAAACTTCACCTTTTCCAAGATCATGCCCGCCACCTTTGAACGCACCCAAGTGGGACGCCGCGAAGACCTCGCCGACGCCATCTACAACATCGACGCGAAGGACTATCCTTTGCTCTCCGCCATCCCGAAAGGGAAAGCCGCCGTCAAGACCCGCTTTGACTGGCAGGCCGACAGCTATGCCACCCCGAGCACCGACGGCGTTGTCGATGGTGCCGACGTGAGCACCTACGAAGACGCCGCCGAAAATCGCGGCCTGCTCTCCAACTACGTCCAGAAGGTGCGCCGCACCCCGATGGTCACGGAGATGGCGCAGGACGTGTCCGACGTGGCCGGCCTCGCATCCGAAATGGCCGGTGCCATCGCCAAGAAGACCATCGAGTGCAAACGCGATGTCGAAGCCACTCTCGGCAGCGACAACGAAGCGCAGGCCGACAACGGCACGGTGCCTTACAAGACGCGCGGCCTCGGCAAGTGGGCGCTCAGCACCGCGCAAGCCGTGCTTCCGGTGCCCTCCGCCTTCCGCACGCCCTCCGCCAGCATCGACGCCACCGCGCTTGCCAGCGTGACCCGCGCCGTGGTGAACAACGTCATGAAGAGCCAGTATGCCCAGACCGGCAAACGCGGCACCTACATGTTCGTGTGCGGCACCAGCCTCAAGGCCCGCTTCACCGAAATGGTCGGCTACTCGCCCACCGTGTCCAACTTCACCGCCATCACCCAGACCAATCGCGGCCAGGGCTCGAAGTGGAGCGACACGATCGAGAGCTTCACCGGTGACTTCGGCACCTACGACCTCGTGCTGTCCAACTGGCTCGGTTTCTCCGCCGGTGCGGCCGATGCCCGCCGCGGCTACGCCATCGACCCCTCCATGATGGAACTCAAGTTCAACAAGCAGTGGGCCTACAAGGCGCTGCCTGACCTGGACGGCGGCCCACGTGGTGTGATCAGCGCCATCTTCGGCCTCGCGGTCAAGAACCCGCTCGGCCTCGCGAAGTTCGCCGCTACCGCCGACAGCTAACCCTGACACCGGGGCCGCGTGACGAGCGCGGCCCCGGATTTCTTCCCCTCGCAGATTCATTTTCACCCACTTTTTGAAAGGACACCTTTATGGCTGACCAAGCAGTTACCCTCTCCACCGCCACCAGCGCCAGCAATGGCGTCAAGATCGCCGTTCTCTCGGCAGAAGTCGCCGCGCAGACCGGCTTCACGCACGCCTTCCGCGTGCCGTTCGACATCCTCAACAACTCCTCGTGGACCACGCAGGGCGACACCGTCACGGTCACGCTCGGCACCACTTCGGCCCGCTACCAGGTGGACCGCGTGGCGGTCAACGTCCCCACGGCCTTCGCCACTACCGGCACGCTCACGATCAGCGTCGGCACCAGCAGCAACACCGCGCTGGCCCTCGCCGCCGCGAGCTGCAAGAGCGACACTCAGCTCACCGCTGCCGCTGGCTGTGTCACGGCCAACAAGGTCGAAGGCACCAGCGCTGCCACGCTGCAATGCCGCTTCACCACGCAGGGCAGCACCGGAGCCCCGTCGGACATCACCGCAGGCGTCGCCGAGATCTTCCTGCGGATCATCGACGTGGCCGCGCTGATCTAATGCTTTGCCGTCGATCCTGACGGCAAACCCAACGCCTCACAGCACAACCTGCTGCGACTCGGATCAAACCGGGCCGCAGCAGGGGTGAAGGCGGTTCCTTGTTCGTTGTTCTTTGTTCCTACCTTCTGCCTTTCCTGACTCATGTTTGACTCCGAAGAACTCATTGCCGAGCTGCACGCGCAGGGTGGACCCTCGCTGGTGGCTGCTGTGGAGCGGGAGTTTCGCACGGGCTGGGAATTGCAGAAGCACTGGGCCATGCAGAAGGAGCAAAGCCGCGCTGAAGTGGGCCATGCCCGCAGCGCCGCCGTCGATGGCCTGGGTTACATCTCCAGCAGCATCGACTCCAATTCCTACTTCTACTGGCTGAACAAAGGCCGGAATGAACTCGGCTGTCAAAACGTGTGGGCGGAGGACGAATTTCGCCGCGACTACGCCAAGAAGAACACGCAGACCGTGGTCAAGTATCAAAGTGCGCAACCGCGCAGCGGCTGGACGCCTGACATGGATACCTCACGCGGCACCGCGCCGCAGCTCGTGCTCGGCAGCAAATACGGAATGGGGGTGGCTGCATGAATGGCGTCGCTTTCAAAACGCTGCGTGACGGCTGCATCGAGGACGCAGGCCTGCTCAGCGCGCAGGACTCCACGCTCAATGCGCGGTTCACCTCCTACATCAACACGGCGCTCGATTACGCCTATCCGTGGAATCTCGACGGCTGGCGCGAACTGCGAAAAGCCACCTCCGAAACGGTGACTTCGCAGGTCATTGATCTGAATGCCGTTGGCGCGGGCTACTGGGGCGTGTGTCACGTGCTCGGCGTCACCAAAGAGCACCCGTGGAAAAGCAGCAACCCCACGCCGCGCGAGTATGACGTGGCCGGCACGGACATCATCGTGCCCGACACCGTGACCGATGCCACGCTGTGGGTCGCGCACATCGAGGCACCGCCCGTGTTCTCCAGCACCGCCTGGGCCACCGGCACCCCGTATGTCGTCGGCGATGTGCGGCTCGAAGGCAACGATTGCTACTACTGCCTCACCGCGCACACCAGCGGCACCTTTGCCACCGATCTGGCCGCCAGTAAGTGGGCCATCGTCAAGGTGCCCGGCTTCCTCAACATCCCCGTCCGGCAAGCCGTCGTGCAGGCCTATCTCCGCACCGATGGCCAGGAGCAGACCAGCCAAAGCATCCAGCGCCTGCTCGATACTCATCTCAATCAAATCGCCACCCGGCACACCCCAGCCATCCGCTGACCGCTATGCAGACCACCATCGACACCAAAAACTTCCAAGGCGCTGGCGTCCCCAGCAACTACGCCAAAGCCACCGCTGACGGCACCGTGTTCACCCTCGCCAAAGGCGAAGTCGGTTTCATCCAGAACCTCGACGACGCCGCGCTTGCGGTGAAGTTCGGAGCTACCGCCAGCACGACCAGCTTCAACGTCATCCTCCAAGCCGGATCGGCCGCCGATGATGGCAAGGGAGGCTTCATCTACGTCACCGATTACGTCGGCGTCGTCAGTGTCGCCGCCATGAGCGGCACCGCCAACTACATCGCCTGGAAACGCGTGCTTGCCTGACCTCATGACGCACTTGCTCCGCAGTCCTTCGCAACTGGTGAACCCGCTGGCCCGTCAGCGGTTCCTGGGGTTTGGGACGGCTCCGGGCGGGGCGGCGTTTGTGGGTGCGCTGGACGCCTTTACGGCTGGCCTGAGTGGCGCGTGGAGTGTGGCGAGGCGTTTGGTGGCATCTTACACGAGTGCGTTGATCCGTGTGCGGCGCAGTTCCGATAACGCAGAGTTAGACATCAATGCCTTCAATGGTATTTTGGATGTCGCCAGCATTGCCAGCTTTTGCAGTGGCACCACAGGCTTTGTCAGCACGATTTATAACCAATTCGGCATTGCGAGCAATCTCACCGCAGCAGCGGCGAACCAAGGGCGCATTTATAATGCGGGCGCTGTCATCGTGAAAAATGGACTTCCAATGATTGAAGTGCCTCCAGCTGCCACCGTTGGTTACGCCGCCAGTTTTGCTGCTCAAACACCCACTGCTGTTTCTTATGCGGGTGTGGTATCTCCAGTTGGAATTGGCAATTACCATGGGCAAGTGGGGAATCCAAGCACCTCGTTTGCCCCCAACGGAGCCATTTTGCTTTACGAAAGCAGTGCCACCACGATGCAGCCTTTTGTCGCTTTTGGGTCGCGGGGCAACGCCATTGCAACCACATCCGGCACGTTGGTTTCAGCGGGGTGCGTGATTGGTGCTAGTAACACCACGGTTTACAAAAATGGCACTCCAACATTGGCGGCAGCTTACACGCCGACGTTTAACTTTGCTGGATATGGATTCTGGAATGCTGGCGCGACAATCTCAGGAACAATCGCCGCTGGCGCATGCTGGGCAGAAGGTATTCTATGGACAGGTGAACGCGCTTCAAGCGTTGCGGCCATCACTGCCAATCAACAAACTTACTTTGGCACATGATCCGTTACGTCCCATCACCTACCGCAGCCGACTTGACTATTGCCCTTTGGGGGCTAGCCCGCCCAGTGCATTTACGCACGGCAAACGACACCCGCGAGATGTTTGGATGGGTAGATGATCTTCAAGACCCGCCGAAGCGTTGGTTGGCGGTGGATACGGAGTTTGTCGTTACGATTCACCCGGAAGCCTCCGTGGATGAAGTGGCTAAAATTTTGCAGCCATGGGTAACTGCCGGACACCTACCAGCCAACACGATACCTGATTTGACTTCGCTCATTGACGCAAACCGAGGTATGCCAATGGCCGCTTGGGATGCCTTTCCGCAGTTCTTCAAAGATCAGAGCAAGACTTACGCCGAGATGATCGCGGCAGGCTTTTTAACAGAAGGGGGAATGTCGTGAGCATTATGGACGACAACCAAGAAATTATTAAACTCGGGACGGTTCATGGGTGGGTATTCAAAATTTCTCTGTGGGCGGCTCCGTTGTTCTTTGTTTGGACGGTTAACACCATCCTCGCTCATGATCGCGACATTGCCGTGATGAAAATGCAAATCGCGATGCAAAGCGGTGGCAAGGGCAACATCTCCAACAGCATCAACATGGGCAGCGCGGGGGCGGACACCGAGATGGTGGACAGCGCCAAAACGTGGCTAACTACGAAGGATGTGGCTACTCGCGAGGGCTGCGACGAGCGCACGGTGCTGAATTACATCGCGCGCGGCCAGATCGTGCCGATGCCCGAGAAGGATGGCAAGAGCTGGCGCATTTCCGCAGGGTTCCGAATCATTCCGAATCCCGCCGAATCTGGCGGAAAGGTGGCAGCCAAGCTCCAACCTGAATGCGAGGAGGCCACGCCATGAGCCGTCGCGTCGTCTATTTCATCCTGAACGGCATCCACACGAACCCGGCGCAGACGGACGGCTGGGTGGATGAAGCTGCAACGCTGCTGAACCGGCAGACGCCCGACTACGTAAAGCCGGAGAAATTCGAGTATTACACGACGGCGCTGACGCGGCGGCTGTTCCAGACGCGCCGCGCGGAGAAGCTGCTGCACAAGGCGCTCGGTTACGCGGAGGACGGCTGGACCGTGCGGATGATCGGGCACAGCAACGGCTGCGACCTCATCGCGCGCGTGGCGCTGGCGGCGGCCAAGAAACAGATCCCGACTCTGCGACTCGACAGCGTCCACCTCATCGCGCCAGCGGCGGAGGATGCAGACTTCGCGCAGGCGGTGCAGTGTGGCGCGATTCGTCGCGTGCACATCTACGGCAGCGCGAATGACAAGGCGCTGCAAGCGGCCGGTTTGTCGGCCAAGCTGCTCAATTTTGTTGGCCTGGGCTTCGGATCGCTGGGCCTGCGCGGCAAAGCGCTGGCTGACTGCTTTCCGGGCCGCGTGTTTGATCACTCGCGGCACCACTATGGACACAGCACGTGGATCGGTGGCCTCACGCTGCCGGGCACGGTGCGCGAAATCCTGCAACACGACGACCTTTTGCCAGCATGAAACTGCTTTTCCAACTCGCTGACCTGCCCCTGCCTGAAGCTGGGGCTCGCATCATTTTGGCCATCGCCGTGATGATCGGGCTGGTGGTCGGCAGCTTTTACTACGCATCCAAAAAGCCATGAGTTCACCCGCTCCATCTGCTGTCTCGCACCTGCTCACCGCGCTCGGTTTTGAGTGCCTGGGCCATTCGCGGGCGCATGACGGCGCGGTGATGTGGATGCTGAGCCTCGGCGCGCGGGACATCCTGATCACGCTGCCAGAAAACGCCACCGTGAGCGACGCGGCGGAGTCGATCTACGACGCCGGAGCGCGCGACAAGCGCGATGAAATCCAAGGCCGCTGGAGCGATTTCCAAAACGCGCTGAAGTATTCCCGCACGGACACGCTCTGGACCGAAGCGCGCGAGCTGCAACGCCTCGCCCGCGAGGAGCGGGAGAAAGCGGCGAGCATGCCGAAGAACGAAGCCTGAACTTTGAACCCTTTTATGAAAACCTGCACTTTCATCCTCGATCCCGGCCACGGCATGGGCAATCGCACGCGCGGCACCTACGATCCGGGCGCGGTGGCGGCTGGGGTGCAGGAGGCAGACATCGCTCTAGCGTGGGCCAATGAACTGCGCAATGTGCTCAAGGGCATGGGCCACCAGGTGGTGCGCACGCGGCGCGATCGGCAAGATCCCTGTCATGTGTCGCGGCGCGATGACATCGCCCGGGCCTACGGCGGCACGGCCATGATCAGCCTGCACTGCAATGCCGCCAGCGGGCTGGCCAACGGCACGGAAACGTTTTACCGCGGTGCCGAGGACAAGGCGCTCGCCGAGAAACTGAACGCCGCCGTGTGCAGCGCACTGGGCACGAAGTCGCGCGGCGTGAAGACGGAGCAGGAAAGCCAGCACAAGAGCCTTGCGGTGATGGAGTTCCCGAACTGCTGGCTCATCGAGCTCGGTTTCATCGACCACGCAGGCGACCGCGCCAAGATGCTCGATGAAAAGCTGATGCTGCTGGCCTGCCAAAACATCGCCGCTGTGCTGCATGAGGCTTTTGCGAAGTGACCCCTTTTCCCGAACCACACGCTGAAGCGTGAACAACTTACCCGATCCCGATCATGCCCACCACTTATTCCAAGTTTCGACTCTACGACCAGGAGAACGGCGCTTACGTCACGCCGGAGATCCCGAACATCATCGACGTGGTTGATTTGACCAGCGTTTCCACTTCCAGCGGCAGCAATGAAGTCACGGTGGCCAGCACGACGGGGCTTTTCCCCGGCATGAGCTTGCACATAGCGACGCTGCCGCAGGGCGCTTTCATTCACGCGGTCAAATCGAGCACGGTGATCGTGGCGCATGCGCCTGCGTTTGATACGGCCACGGGCACCTGGACGGTGAGCGCGGCCAATGCCAACGCCACGGCCACGGCCAGCAGCATGACGGGCTCAGCCCGCGGCGCGAATGCCATCGGCATCCCCATGGTGGATGCGAATGGCAGCACCTACCGCAACGAGTTTGGCCACACCGGCGCGGCTTGGAATGCGCACGGCGAATACACCAGCAGCGGGCCGACGACGAACAAAGCGGTCGATCCGGTGGCGGCGCAGCCGGGCGTCGTGCTGACGCCCGACAGCGTGAGCGTGCTGCCCATCGGCGCGGGCACGACGGCGCAGACGGCCGTGAAGCTGTCCGCCACCGCCATCACGCCGAAGATCAGCGACAGCGTGAAGGGCACGCCGCCGCGTCCGATGCCGCTGTGGACGACGTGGTGGCTGCTGGTGGCCTCGACGGGTGCGGTGACCCTGCTGCGCAAGAGTCCGCAGGTGCAGCTCGTGCGCACCGGTTCGAGCACGGCCTCGTAATTTCCCTTTTTCCTCCCCTCTCATGGATCCGCAAGAAGTCCAAATCGCCGAGCCCGTCGCCTCGCCCATCCCCGGGGTGCTGGCGCTGCGCTTCCGCGTGCCGAAGAGCAAGCTGCGCCAGGCGATCATGCCGACGCCGCTGGAGACGACGTATCTGGAATGCCAGCTCCCCGGCCGCATCCGGCTGGATGAGTTTGGCAGCTACGTGTTCAGCTCGGATCAGGACGGATCTGCGGGGTATCACGAGTTTTTGTTTGTGCCGGAACGCAGCGCGGCGGAAATCGCCACGCCGGTGCCCAGCCTGAGCCATCCGGACACGCAGCCGTTTCCATGGAAGCCGTGCCTCATTCAGCTCGGTGCGCTGGAGGACGACACGCAGCCGCTGACGTTTGAGACGGGCCCAGGCACGTCGGTGCAGGTGCCTCGGTTGTTTGGTCGCATGCACCTGCTGCCCGGCGGCATGTATGCCAGCGAGATCGAGACGGAAGTGTTTGTGGCGCATCGCCCGTTCACGCGGGAGGAGATGGGCGTGCTGGAAACGCAGGTGACCACGCGCTTGCAGTGGCAGGGCCGCAACCTCGACGTGGATCTCGACTGCCTGCATGGCTTGGTGGAGTTCCCCGAGACGCAGACGAGCGGGCGCGCGGTGTCCGGCCTGGGCACGGTGAACAATCCGCTCGTGCTCACGGGCAAGACGGTGTTCCCGCAGACGCCGATGCCGAAGTGGAAGCGTCATTTGTTTGACCAACGGCATGAGCCGGTGGGCGGCATGTGGCGGCTGACGAATCAATGGGTCAACCCGCCGCGTGGCGCGCGGCGCATCCTGGGGGCGGCGGTATGACGCATGCCGAGCGATTCACCACGGCGCGGGCGCGGCCTTCGCTGACCGAGGCTTTGCCGCAAGCGGCCAGCGCATCCGCGTTTGGTGGCGGACTGACGGTGCCGAATCGCGTCCGTTCGTTGGATGATTCGACGCGGCGCGGGCGTGCGGGTGCGGACGGAATTGACGGCCAAGACGGGGCCCCGGGAGCGCCCGGCGCGGACGGAATTGACGGCCAAGACGGAGCCCCCGGAGCGCCCGGCGCAGACGGAATTGACGGCCAAGACGGAGCCCCCGGTGAGCAGGGGCCACCGGGGCCCGAGGGTCCAGCGGGCCCCAAAGGCGGTGACAGCATCCGCACCAATGCGCACGGGACCAAAGCCGTCGGCATTGTGGAAGGCACGCAGGGGCAATGGCTGGACCTGGTGCCGCATGGCGAGCCCATTGAGCCGTGGCTGGAAGACGAACTGGTGGAGCCAGTGCGCTTTGTGAGTGAGTGCGGGCGCTTTGACCTCATCGTGGGCGTTCCCAAGCACTGCGAGCACTGGCGCATGCCGACCAAAACGCCGCAGCAAGCTGAGGCGGCCAAGGCGCAGTGGCGGGAGATTTCACAGAACACGCTGCTGGCTCGAATCGAATCGTTAGAAGATGCCATCGCCCAGATAAAAGGCGTGGCGTAGCATTGGTTTTTCAGATAGACTCCACCTCAACCATCACATTCCCTTATGAGTGCCGTTTCTCAAACCGACGCCATGTTTCGCTGGCACCAGCAAAACCAAGAAGCCCAGGCAAACGCCAAGACGGGCGGCGGCGGGCCTGTCATGTTTTCACTGAATCCGTTCCTGCGTGATCCCGCAACGGGAGCCATGCCCAGCGCGATGCAGCCGACGCAAGGCGGCATTCCCCCCGTGCTGTTTGGCGGTTTCCGCGCGAAGGGCGGGCCGGTGCGTCCGGGCCGCGCGTATGTGGTCGGCGAGCGAGGGCCGGAGCTGATGGTGCCCTCCACGCCGGGGACAATCGTGCCCAATTCCGCGCTGAATCCTGTGAATGGACGGCCTTCAACCTTTGATGGACAAAGCCGCACAATGTTCTTTGGTAAAGCCATGCAGGATGATCCTTCGCGCGGCCGTGCCGTAGGCGATGGCAGCGGGGTGTATGGTGACATCATGCGCGAGGCGGTGGGCCAAGCACCGCGCGTGGATCCGCGCAGCTTTGGCACGGGTGGCAGTCGCTTTGTGGGGCCGCCGGCTCCTGCTGGCTCGATGCCGCAGACCACGCCGCCGGGACAGGGCGCGCCCATGCCGCCGATGCAGCCCTCAACCGGGATGCTGGTGGCAGGCCCGGGCGGCAGCACGAAATGGCAGCCGGGCACGGGACCGGGCACGACGCTGCCACCGATGACCGCGCCCAATCAGATGCCGGCACGCCCGCCGGTTCCTGCTGGCTCGATGCCGCAGACCATGCCGGGACAGGGCGCGCCCATGCCGCCGATGCAGCCCTCAACCGGGATGCTGGTGGCGGGCCCGGGCGGGAGCACGAAATGGCAGCCGGGCACGGGACCGGGCACGACGCTGCCACCGATGACCGCGCCCAATCAGATGCCGGCACGCCCGCCGGTTCCTGCTGGCTCGATGCCGCAGACCATGCCGACGATGGCCG